GATTAATGCCACACTGGTGAAAGCCCTCAACAGGTTGAAGTCACAAGACCTACATTTGGGGAACTTCCTTGCGGAAGGTAATAAGACAGTAGCCATGTTAGGGAACACTGCGTTCTATATCGCCCGCCAAGTTCTGTCGTTCCGGAGAAGATTCCCGGACCTATGGAACGAGGTGAAGCGTGTCGAGCGTGGTGGTTTACCCAAGCGTGACTGGTGCCTTATCCCCAATAAGTGGCTAGAGCTTCAATACGGCTGGATCCCGCTCCTGTCTGATCTGTACGGAGGTATGCAACATCTCCAACGGCGTAGTAGATTCGAGTTACCTTATGTAAAGGCCTCGGCTACCTCACCTACCAACACAGTTACCCATGGTGAAATTGGGGCTGATTGGGGTCCTGGAGATTTATGGCGTGCTTCCCTCATTTGGGAGAGCAAGCAGAAGGTTTGGATCAATATGTATTACAAGATCACAAATCCTCAACTTGCGGAACTCTCCTCGCTGGGTCTTATCAACCCAGTGGAGATAGTGTGGGAACTAGTACCTTACTCCTTTGTTGTTGATTGGTTGGTCCCGGTGTCAGACTGGCTTTCTGCCCTAACGGCAGACGTTGGGATGACATTTGTAACGGGGTCACAGTCAACTAAAGCAGAGTGTAAGTTTAAATCTGCTTCATTTTATGCGTACCCTGGTAACGTCCAGAAAATTGAAGGTTCTGGACCAGGTCTCCCGACATTTTCGGGGTCCCGACGTGATTTTCGTCGTACCTGTTACGCATCGTCACCCGTCCCCGGACTCTACGTTAAGAGCCCAGTAAGCCTGAAGCACGCGCTAAATGGTTTAGCACTGTTACTTCAGGCCTTCCGTTAGGATAATATCCATGCCTGCACAGAGTTCGATAACTCTGAACACCAAGGTCTACACCCCTCGCGGTACCCAACAGGGTATCTCTACGTGGGGCTTGACCGGTGACGCCTCTTTTGGCGGAGCCGTATCTCAGGTAACTGAGAGTGTTAGGGGACCCTTGAGTGACGGTAAGTACCGCACTCGCTGGGTCGTTTCCATTCCCAAGGCAGCGACGGTTGACTCAGCGTGTGCCTGCGTCGGTCAGAATCTGGGAACAGGCAAGGCGGATATCGTTATCGATATTCCGACGAGCTTTACCCAGGCTGAGCGCCAGGACTTCGTCGATCGGATTCAGGCTTTGGTTGCGCTTTCCGTCTTTGACGTCAGCGTTGCCACACCTGAAGGGTCGTGGTCCTAATCAGACCATTTAGAACCTCTTAATCGAGGGGAACCCTTAAAGCCCTATCTGGGAGAAATCCCCAGGGCTGTATCCTTCATTGCATAGGAATCCTACAATGACGACGAAGCTGAGTGACTGTTTAGCCGAAGGTGTGGTCCCTAGTATCCTCAGTGGACTGGGGTCCGTTGGTCTTCACGTCAGAGACTTGTTTCTGGCCGGTAAACATAATGAGATAATTGGGCTCTCTGTGGACCCTAAAGAGTTCACAGATCCTGGTGACTTTCATCGTGCGTATTCGGCCGTGTCTCTGTTAAGGAAATATCCTGGGTTAACCACGGGCATTAACACTCAGCTCGTGGCGCTCAAGAAGTTTCTTGAAAGTGAAGATCGATGTCGCGTTGTGAATGAGCGTTTCGCTCATCTAAGTACCATCTCTTTCGCGGACCGCTCTGTTTTAGAGCGAGCTCGCACGGAGATTCGAAAGGTACTCCGGGATTTCTCCTGGAACGCGGCACTCCCCTTTCTCTCCCATGGCCCGGGTGCTACATTCGGGACTAAGAGGGATCGAGGGCACCCTTGGTATAAGTTCGGTGATACTAAGCCGACAGTCACGGGGGAATGCCTTGCTTTGGCCGAGGCGTATAACTGCGCCTTTCCTCTCTTCCGTAAGGAATGGGAGGCCAACGGGATCGACCCAAAGGTCGTACTCGGAAGCAAGATTGCCACTGTGCCGAAGGACGCCCGATCTGATCGGGTTATAGCCATCGAACCTCTTCTGAACATGTTCTTCCAGAAGGGGATTGGTGGTCTTATGCGTTCCAGATTGAAGCAGTCTGGATGTGACCTGAACGACCAGTGTATTAACCAGCTCCTTGCAAAGGGGGCTAGTATCACGAATCGTAAAGCGACCATTGATCTGTCAAGTGCATCTGACACTATCAGCCGTTCTCTGGTGGAATTTCTCCTGCCAGAGGATTGGTTGGTGGCGCTCAAAACTTGCAGGTCTACGCAGTCCTTGTTTCCTGATGGAACAGTCAAGTTCCTTCAGAAATTCTCCTCTATGGGTAATGGCTACACGTTTGAACTCGAGAGTTTAATTTTCCTCGGGCTTACGCGTGCGGTTTGTTATTCCATGGGGGAGGCGGCTAGCGACGTGTCTGTGTACGGGGATGATATTATCGCTCCGTCCACAACCGTGGTCCGTCTGAGAGAGATTTTCGATGTCTGTGGATTCTCCATGAATGTTGAGAAGAGCTTTTCAGATGGCCCATTTAGGGAGTCGTGCGGTAAGCACTTCTTCCTTGGTCGTGATGTTA